CCCCTCCAACATCTGCCAAACTCCACTTCGAAATATCAAAAACCTGAGCGTCTGCCGCATAAACAAGCAAGAAACACCACCGCAAAGGAGGACTCGCTGAGCCCGCAGGAGGGATGGACTGGTACACAGTACCCATCCTTCCCCTCTGCGAGCCAGTGATATACCTCCTTCGAGGTCCATCCACATACAGCGGGCCCCTTTCTGTACCGTCCGGTAGAAGGACGCTAAAAGAAAGATTCCACGCCGTAGTGCGCAAACCCCCAGGATAAACATACGTCGAAGCGGAGCCAGAAGATGGAAGAGGAGAAGTAGGTGCTGCTCTCCCACCACCCGACGCCGAAGAAGGCGACGGGGAAACCCTCCCAGAAGGAGGGTTAGGAGCGGTGGGTTGGCTGGGAGCAGGGCTTCCCTAGGGAAGCACCCCCACTCCTCTAACACGCGCGGTAATCACCCCAGAGACTCGTCCTAGATCCTGAGTACCAGGCTTAGAGCAGTACACATACACGCCACCCTGTCCCGTGTCGCTAGACAAGAGATAGAAATCGCTCATGCGTCCCACACTAAGCTGAACAGTCCTACGCGTGCTCGCTGGCCGCAAAGCCATGCCAGCCCGCAAAAGCCCATCCACATCGTTGACGGGTAACGCCTCAAGGAGGTCCTCAGAGAGGCCCACCGTAAGACCCACCATGCCTGCATCACTAGCGGGGGACACCATAGGCTCCCACGTGAAAGAAGCGCTGACAACTCTATACTCGGAACAACCAGCCAAACCCGCCTTGAGCTGCGGAAAGGTATTCGGATTGATAGGAATAGCTTTCGACGCTTTAACCGCACCGGCTGACACGTGAAACGTGCGGAGCTCACCGGCGACGGTCAACAAGGCGTTAGACTGATTGTTGTTGGCGGGGCTCCTCCGAGCCCGGCGGCGTCTCTGACCGCGCTTGTTCGCCATTATTATTTGCCCACTCAGCATGGGCGAGAGCAATCTGGAGAAGACCGTCCGAATCAGGATAATTACGTAGATCACCACGCAGCTGAGCAAACCAATCCAGATAATTGGTCGATTCGGGAGGATGGGAAAAGAAACGGAACAGTGTCTTCCACACTGTAGTGGGATACGCCAATCCACTCGGGAGCCACTTGTGGGAGCAAAACTCCACGTCTTCCAAAGCATCATACAGACCCACATCCTTGATGCTATGGCCCATTTCTTCATACGCACGAAGAACACGCCCATCCACCTCCTGTTCAACGGCGTCGTCACCCATCGCCACAATATTCATCAACTGGGGGTCCCACGGGTTACCAGCCTCACAAAGGGCAGCCATCCTAGCGGCTACTCTCATGCGAGAATTGGTAGAGCTCGTGCAATACCACCCAGAAGGCTGAACACCAGGGCTAGTCTGAGCAACCAAAGTTCCATCAGGGAGAACAAAGACCTTATTTGCGGCGCAGTGTGCCCTATACTTAACCATGAGATCAAACAACGAACCCCGAGGAGCGTCCGCCAAACGGCGCCGCACCTCAGCGTCCAATGCTATCTCCCAGTTCTGCACACTCCAATCCCACCCAGAAATATCCGTGGACTGGACACGTCCAGTCTCCAACATACTCCGGAATGTCGTGGCCATCAGCTGAAGCCCGGCATCATCTAGGCCGATGCCCGGCTTGGAAGGAATCCGGCTCCAAGAATCAATCTCGCAATTGTTCTGAACCCCATAAACCATCCTATCAATAACCTGATCGTCAACCGACACTCCAGATATAAGCCTCAACTTCCCGCTTTCTACCTTAGACTCTTTATGAGGCTCGTCCTTGATAAAAAGCCGGATAGGTGAGCAGATATTCCTCTGGACAAGTTCCACAGGTCCCATCAAAAGAATGTCTGGTCCAGCTCGCAGAACATCACCCAACCTCAACATAACAGCATCCAACAGCAAAGACCGCTTCACCGGGTCATCCAACAACCCGGAGTTGCTGGGTGACAAGTCACACCAGGGCACTCCGGGAGTCGCATCCCGCTTCAAACAATCTAAAGCTTCTTCGGCTGCATATTGGGCGCAAGAATAGCACGCACCCTCAACGCTGACGGGTCCTCCTCCGGAAGAGCGGCTACCAAGATATCGCACTCCACATCTGTGATGTAGATGCGACCCTTGCCAACGGATCTCCCGTGGGACTCCAGTATCCTCCGCCAAGCTGCAGGCAGTTTGCCAAACTGGTACAGGGTTATGGGGATACCGGGACGCGAGGGCATCGATGATGTGGAGCTCGACTGCTCCCCCTGGGGCAGAACCCCTTCTATGTCCACCGGCGTGGACGACAAGGCTCCGCTCAATGGCAAGCTGGTCCTGTCGAGGCCAGCTCCACCCAGAGAGCTGGGGGAGCTGGGAC